GTATCTTCCCAGGGCCATTGTCCGCATTGGCGACAAGTCAAGTTGTCCATCCCGGCCGATGAAGTGTTTCAACTGATTTTCCTGTACGATAAAGCCTATTTCCTCGTCACTGTAAACATCGGTATTGCGTATGACCTCCCAGGTGAAACTGCCAACGTCTGTTTCGGTGCGGCTGAAGTTATCGAATACAATCTGCGAGACTATCAGCCCTGCCTGCTGGCGAAGGATTTTGGCCTTGCCGCTTTCCTTGCCTTCCTGTCCCTGCTCGACAAGTGAGCTGTTGACGCCGGATATATCCTTGATTGCCTGTGCGCTGCGGTCGGCCATAGTGACCTGTGCTATATTAGGCCCGTCGGCGTGTTCGCGTACCATTTCTCCGCCGATTTTGTCCTCATCGATGATATACCCGGGGGTGTTGACGTTTTCTTTGAAGTCATCAAGCGCGGGCTGTGTGATGGGCTTGCCGCCTTTTTTCTTGCGCCAGTAGGCATTTGTCATTATGTTGATGTGTGCGAGGTTCTGGCTTTCGGCCTTGTTATGGCGTCTCTGGGGTTGTTTGAGATTGTCTATGACGCCCATAATATAGCCATCCACCCAGTACGGGCAGAAGCGAAAGAACGGAAACATCGTAAGGCCGTTGAGCGGGTCTTCAACGTGTTCGAGCAGCATATCCCCGCATATAACATCCTTGTAAAGTACGGGGGCGATTCTTTCCTGGATTGCGTACTGGCCGTTGAGTGCCTTGATGTGCTGCTGTGCTTCTTCGATTTGTTGTCTTTTTGTCAGGCGCACCTTGTTAAAGGTAGCCAGGTCGATAACATACACGGACTTCTTATAAACCTTGTGCCATGCCTCTTTGCATCGGTACTGGCGTTTGGTGCGGTAGCCGGATACGTCACTGCCCGACCCCCTGTCGTAGTCGTTGTTGCTGCCGGCGTGTACGTGCAGGTCGTATTTATCATCCTCCCACTGCGGGTCTTCGGTTGCGCCTGCAAGGTCTTTGGCTTTTCCGGGGTACATCAGTTCGATATGCTGTTTACTCCACCAGAAAGTCTTAAAAACGTGTGTACCCTTATTAAGCTGATAGCTCTTATTGAGCTGGTCTTCGAGGATGCTGAAGGGGCTTTCTTTTGCCAGTACAAGGTCCCCGCCTATGATGTCATCCTCATACACCCGGTCTATAGAGGCCCAGCCTTTGCCGCAAATGCAGCCGTCTATGAAGTCATCTGTTAATTCGTGCAGGCCCTGGCAGGATTCCAGTGTGTGTTTAATAAGTTCGGTGCCCAGGGCGGCGATAGCAACCGAGCCCCCCCGCCGCGGGTATAGTTTCATGTCGTGGCGGTTCTGGCTCTGGTATCCGGCGAGCATATTGACTATGGGAAATACCAGGTTAAGGGTAAGCGCCGGCCTGCCTTCTATTGTCAGAGTGTCCAGTGCGTCCTCGTCCCACTGTTGGATGCCGGTATAAAACTGGAACGATTCCCGGGCCCGGGCGAGCCATTCGGCGTTAATCTCGGAATCGCCCAGCCAGCGTTCTTTGTGCATTTCAATAATTTTGTTTTCGACTTCGCTCATTTTGGGTTAAATGTGTTTAGTAATGCGCCGTCCGCAAACGTTCAGGACGACCTCTTTGCCGCTGCCGCCCACCTGGATAGGGGCATCATCGGGCACTTCGAGCCCTTTATCCACCGGCTGGGGCTTTTCCTGCTTGACCTGTGTCGGCTGTACTTTTTCTTTTTCTTTTGCCATTGGTAAAATCTCCTTTGTAATTAACCGGCCCACGCACTGCGGGCCTTTTTCTTCTTGGTCCAGCGGTCATGCTTGGCTGCGACCAACTCTTCAAACGACCTTGCGAACTTGAGGGCGTGCAGGCCCATTATCTTGGCATCCGCCCTGTCGGGACTTCTCTTTAGTCTGTCCTTGATTTCAGCCTTTTCCTCGACGATAATTTTCCCATTCCGGAAATCATACTGGGGTGTAACTAGCTGCCTATCGAGTTCGGCGTCATAGTGGTCGCCTTCGTCGATGTCACCTTCACTGTATTTTATGCCCGCCTCCCACCACATCTGTGCCCGGAGGTTATAATAGCGGTCCGGCTCACTGCTGGCTGCCGCCGAATGTATCTCAATTACATCGAAACCCCACGAGACCAGGTCATCGGCAACGCCGGAACCGACACCATCGACATCAACGGCGCTTACGGGTACGTAATCCTCATCTCGCGTTTCGGCTCTAATGGTATATTGCCTGGCAAGTTCGGCACACTGCCCGGCGGTGTGTGTAAGTCTCTTCTGCCCGTAAATTCGTTGGTCGATAATGCAAGTATTCTCGAATACGTAAATAACCGTCTCATCATCACCGAAGCGTGCCGGGTCGCAGCTTATAACCCGCCTTACACCCGTGGGGTACAGTGTTATGTTTCTGGCTTCACGAAGCCAGGTTGTTTTAATAATTACCCTTGCACCCTCGAAAACGTCCCAGGAACCGCGCAGGTACGCTTCAATCAATTCGGGTCTGTGCTTGAAACTGTCCTTGAGCACCTCGACATATTGCGGGCTCAGGTACGGATTGTCCGTAGGCAGGGCCTGGATGAACGCTCTTTTAATTGCTACTGGTATTGGCATAAGGGTCTATGAATTCTCTTTTTAACCAGCACTGGGCCGGGTTTGCGGTAAGCAAACCCTTGCCTGGTACTTTCCTGCTATTCAGCGACAATCTCCAAAAAGTCGCGGCGCGCAACAATGCTATATCTTCTTCTGTAGTTTCCTCCGCCTGGTCGAGAAAATACACAGCGAATTCCGCAGAGTTGAATTTGTTTATGGTTTCGGTACGGTCGAGGCCGCCTGTCAGGTATTTCACCCTGTTTTCAATAATGACTTCGGGCGGGTTGCCTTTGAGGTGATAGACGCCTGGTGGTATGGCTTTTTTCCAGGTCTCGAAGGTTGTGGAGTAAAAGTCCTTACCGACTTTGCGGCCCATCCAGCCGATGGGGATAGGGTGTGTCTGCCTGGCTATGTTATATTCTCTGATAAGCCTGACCGCTTCGAGGTAGCAGAAATCGGCCCCGAACCAGGATTTTCCCCCGTACTTGGCCCCGCCGTAAAGCAGTTCAACGGCAATATCATTTTGCTGCAGGAAGTCGTAAGCCTGCGTCTGCTTGGCGCTGAATTCAACGGCAAAATCAATCTCTTTTTGTGTCGGGTTCATTTTTGTAGGTCTTTTTGACTGTCACTGTGACTTTTAACGGTTCGTCGCCGTCTCCGCCTATTTTCAGTTTATCACCGTACTTGTCTGGTTTATAGGCCCGGAGGATGTTTGCGGCCGCCGCCTGATTGATAACGTCCTTGTCAACATCGCAGCGAGTAACCTTCAACGCTGCCTTTTTTCCCCTGCCGCGTAATTCGCTGCGTATTTTAGTCTCATCATGCGGCAGCGCTGACGCAAACTGGCTGGCCTCTATTTGGTCTACAATGACCTCTCTACCTTCTTTGATTGCCTTGTCAAGTTCCGGGTGATGCTGTCGCCATCGCTGCAGGGTGCGAACCGACACACCAAGGCATTTTGCCAGTTCGCCAAGGCTCAGCGGCTTTTCGCAGAGCAGCCGGGCCTGCTCGGCCATACCAGTGCGAAATACTTCGGGCCTGCCGGCAACCTTTTTCTTAGGTTTGTGCCTTATGTTTGCTTTCTTCTCAGGCTGCCGCTTTGTCTTTGTTTTTTTCTTTTTCATTATCCGAAGTACGAATAATAAACGCTGATATTGCCGGCTTCTGTGCCGGTAGACCCGTCTGCGCTTGTGACCTCCACGTAGATATATTCATAGCCGCAGAAGTCAAAGAGCAGCTTTGCGACCTGGTTATTGCCGGTACTATCGGTACTTGTTACCGTCTTGTTCCAGCGTCCTGTTGCGGTCAGAGTATCGGCCCAGAACTTGCTTGTTGCTGTTGCGCGGTTATGAGGGTATTTGATTACCGCCTGTGTCCCGAGCGTTCCGGTACCTGTAGCAACAAACTCAGCCGGGCCATTGTCCGTCCGCCAGGCGTAAATGGTATAGGTAAACGTCTTACCCGCCGCACTGCCGCCGCAGAATATAAGTTGGATTGCACCAACGGCGTTATTTGCCCCTGCGTTAGAGCCAAGCCGCTTCGCCGCCGCCGGCATATTGGCAAAGTCCCCTTTGGTTGTCAGGTCAAGCGCAGTTGCATCTTCGTTGGCCTCCGCCCGCAGCAGGGTGTAAGGTGCATGATAGGTCTCGGCGAAAAACCCCGCACACACACCGCCCAAAAACCCCACCACGACTACTAAAATCCCGAGCCGTTTAACGGTTGTCATTGTGTATCTCCTTATTCGGTGTACATGTCCTCGAAGTTATATCTTGACCGCTGACTGACCTCTGTGACGCAGTTTGGTTGCCAGGCCCCTATTGTAGATTTGCCGGGCCCCGGTGTAGCACTGCCGGAATTAACGCAAGCACTGCCCGGCAACAACCTGAAATCCGCCCCCGCCAGGTTAAAAAACTGGGGCTCTGCGTTAATGGAATTAAGGTCGTTGCCTTTGCCAATTTCCGTGGTAGAGTTGGCCGCCCACGCTGTCTGCGCCGCAGGCAGCGTCTTATTAACGCCGGCAATAACCATAAGCGCCGTAGCTCCCCCGTAGTAACAATTACGGTCGATTATGTTGCTGTAAACGTCACCGATACTTGACGATACTGCTACGGCGTAGGCCGCGCCGTCTGCTGCAAAAATGTTGTCGTGAATGTAATTATCTTCAGATGCACTGGCTGTAGTCTGGTCATTGTCCTGCAGAAACAATGCGGCCCCTGTACTTGTATTACCGCCAACGGCTGTATTGTAGGCCACGGTACAACCCGATGCGCCTTTCAGATGTATCCCGGCCAAACCGTTTGCCGCTGAAGTCCTGCTTACCTGATTGCCGACTACCAAACAATCATTGCCTTTGACAACAATACCCAAAAATGCCCCTCTGAGGGTGTTATACGAAATTTCCGCCCCCTCGCAACCCCTGCCAAGCATTATCCCGTGCTCATTAGCGGCGCCGTTCACCGTCAAGCTATTTCGCGTAACCAGCACACCACTTAGCGCATTTGTGTTATCATCATCCGTTCCCAGTGATACTACATGAGCACCGGCGCTGCTGGTCATAGTA